ATCTTAAAGTTGAGGCAGAACCTCACATCAATTATGAGTTAGCAGACTTCTTTACCTTTGAGGTAGAGTCTGCAAAATTTATGCAGAAACAAAAACGTTGGAGGGGATGGGATGGAAAAATCCGCCTGTATTCCCCAGCAACAGGAGAGATATATGTCGGTCTCTTAGACTATCTCATGGACTGGGCGGATGAGAAGGGATACAAATATCGAATGGAAGACTGTAAATATTTTGGTCACCCATTAGAACAGAATGATTTTATTACTCCAGAGTCTGTTGTTGGTTTTGTAAAATCTCTACATTTGCCCCCTGCATTGAAGGTTCGGGATTATCAATATAAGGCAATTTATGAAGCGTTAAAATATAATAGGAGACTATTGCTGAGCCCAACAGCCTCAGGAAAATCTTTAATGATCTATTCATTGGTTCGTTTTCATGTGAATGTGGGTAGAGAAGTATTAATTGTGGTGCCGACGACTTCTCTTGTCGAGCAAATGTATAAAGACTTTCAAGAATATGGATGGATGTCTACCGAAAACTGCCACAAAATATATGCGGGGGCAGAAAAATACACGGATCATCAGGTGGTAATTACCACTTGGCAGTCTATCTATAAGGAACCTCGTAAGTGGTTTGATAGGTTTGATGTTGTCATCGGTGACGAGGCGCACCTTTTCAAAGCTAAATCTCTTACGTCTCTGATGGGTAAGTTGCATGGGTGCAAATATCGTGTTGGATTCACTGGAACACTAGACGGTGCCAATGTCAATCAGTTAGTTTTAGAGGGTGTGTTTGGTAGATGCTCTCAGGTTACAAGGACCAATCAATTGATGGCAGCAGGTCATGTTGCCAAACTCAAAGTAAAGATTGTGCTAATGAAGCACGAAGAAAAACTCTTTGAGGGATACCAAGATGAGATTGGATATCTTGTAGAACATGAGGGCAGAAATAAATTTATTCGCAATCTTGCATGTGATCTTAAGGGGAACACATTAGTCCTCTTCAACTATGTAGAGCGTCACGGAATGCCTCTTTACGAGATGATAAATAGTCACACAGATAGACCCGTGCATTTTGTGCATGGTGGGGTCGATGTTGATGACCGCGAAGACATTAGATTGCTTACCGAACAATCTGATAACGCAATCATCGTTGCTTCTTATGGGACTTTTTCTACAGGCATCAACATCAAAAGATTACATAACGTTATTTTCGCTTCACCTTCTAAGTCTAGAGTGAGGAACCTTCAATCTATAGGTCGTGTTCTGAGGAAAGGTGAAAATAAATCACAAGCAACATTATATGATATTGCAGACGATATCTCCACTGATAGGGGTAATAACTATACCCTCAATCATTTAATGGAGAGAGTCAAGGTATATAACGAAGAAAAATTTCAGTATGAAATCATAGATGTAAAAGTAAAAGCTTATGATTA